AGGTAAGCCTGTCCAATGTAGTTTCCACCGAGCATGGCGTTTTCCTTTAGTTAGGAGTTGCGAAAGTCTGAGGGCAGGTTCGTGTGTAGCCTTCTACATCGTGAAACCACTCGCCCTGAGATAGTTCTACGATTGGTTGGGAGCAGTGGATACAGTTCATTAGTTGGTTCCCATCGGTTCTAGCCAAATCAGGGTGTCCTGATAAATCTTGGAGAAGTTTGCAGATGCTAGTGCTGCTTCTTTGTTGTCTTTAGCAAGGGCAATAAGTTGCTCTGCTGTAATCGTGTACCACTTAGTTGTTGGGTCTTTGCCAATGTAAGGTCGGCTTTCAGTCCAAGTGCTACTAGGTGCAGGATTGCCACAAAGTCTGTGTCCGACTTGTGCGGTCTGGTCGCCGGTCAAATACATAAGAAGCGACCCTGCTCCAACGGTTCCATCGTCAGCCCAAACCTCAACCCAATTAAACGGATCACCCTGGTCAAGCACTTCGTAGTAAAACACCACGCCACACACTTTGCCATTGTTGTTAAGCGCAATGCGTAGCTGTGAGTTAGGGTAGATGTCTTTAACTGATTCACCCAATGCGTGTCGCATTAAACCCTGGGAAGCATCAACTTGCGCAAGGTACGGTGCTACGTCTGCCTCGGTAGGGTTCTTCAAGTAAAGAGAAGTTCCACCTGCACCAAGAAATGTGTCGGCTTGCGCCCATGCTAAAAGAAGGTCAGACATTGTTTGCCTTAACTAATGGATTGGCTGGATACCAAGTCTGTGATTCTTCGTCGAGCAAATGTCCAGGGCCACCATTGGCCACAAGATTATCTCTTTGAGCCTGTAGTTCTTCTTCGGTCAAGTCGTGAATAATCCATTGGCGAGTCCATACTCCATCAACTTCTACTAGTGGAGCTACAAGTGCAACTTGGTTCTTGCCTAGTTCAGGCTGGTCTTGCCATTCCACTTTCGCAAACGTGCTGGGTAGCGGTTGTTCTACTGTCCACTCTGGGTGGATCAACTGTATGTCGCCTTCGTGTAAAGGAAACTCGCCGGTGTCAAGGTTTAGATAATCAGACATCACAAATTAACTATTTCGCTTGTTGCAGGCCAAACACTGCTTACGTAAGAACTGGTTGCATTTGTCCATGTAGACGTAGCATTTGTCCAAGCAGGAGTGCTGGCAGCCCATGTTGAAGTAGCGGCAGTCCAAGAACTACTAGCGTAAACTACGGCAACCGTACTTCCAGTATAATATCCTGTTCTAGAACCATCGGCAGGAAGTTTTGCTATTGAAGCGTATTGATAATTGGAAGCATTTTTCATATTTCCACAAACATAAATTGCCCCAGCATTGTCAACTGCTATTCCATAGGCACTAGCCTGACCATAAGCATAATTGTCTGTAAGAGTCCGTTGCCATTGAATTGTTCCTGAAGTATCCCATTTAGAAATTGATTGAACTGATTGATTGCTAGAGTTCAAACCATAACCACAAACATAAACATTTCCTGAATTGTCAACTTTTATACTTTGAGCAACAGTATTGGGAGTTGAATACACATCCGTTAATGTTCGTTGCCATTGAATTGTTCCGGATGAGTTCCATTTAGAAATTGATTGAACTTGTTTATCGCTAGAGTTTTTTCCTTCACCACAAACATAAACATTTCCTGAACTATCAAAATCAATACCATAAGCAAAAGCGTTAAAAGCAGAACTAGTACCAGCGTCAGCCAATGACCTTACCCATACAAAATTACCGGAAGTATCCCATTTAGAAATTGATTGACCTTGATAATAACTTCCACCATAAGGAAGATAACCTGTTCCACAAACATAAAGATTTCCAGAACCATCAACCCTAACGCTGTATGCTAAATCGTTTGCAAACTTGGAATCGTCAGTTAATGTTCGTTGCCATAATAAACCACCTGAACTAGACCATTTAGTAACAGAGATTTTTGATGAAATAGTCCCATGACCACAAACGTAAACATTCCCCGATGAGTCAACATCAACGCTGTATGCTTTGCCAATGACACCGTTATCATCAGTTAAAGTTCGTTGCCATTGAATTGTACCATCAGAATCGTATTTAGAAATTGATTGAATGAAAGTTGTGGAACTATAGTTTGTTGCAGCCGCTCCACAAACGTAGACATTTCCTGAACTGTCAACTGAAATACCAAATGCCTGCACACCGTATCCCGCACCGGTGGTATTTATCAATCCGTATTTCCACAATACGGTTCCTGCTGAATTATATTTAACAATTACTTGATTACCACTTGTGTTAAACGACCCGTCGTACCCACAAATGTAAACATTTCCTGACGAATCAACGGTGGTTGACCTTGCAACTCCAACAAAATTAGAATAACCAATTAGCCCAACCCAATAACTAGCACCTAAAGAAACTATTGAACTAAACAATCCTTCAGCTCTAGCAGAGTCACCAGCAAACGTTGTGGCTAACGGCATACTAGAACTTTGTCTGACCTAGAAGTAGCACCCATGTAGAAGCACCGGTGCAAATTACTGTGTATGTCAATGAGTCATAGGTTGAAGCGTTAGCGGCTGTCCAAGCGGTTCCACCCTGATACCAAGTCTGAATACCGTTATTGGTTGCACCCTGCGCTGGGAGAACCGTTGATGAAGCACCAGCCTGAACGGTGTTGATTGTGATGTTCTTAGGCAGGTAAGCCGTTGCGCCGTTGTTGACAAGCATTACAAACGTAACAGCCTGACCAGTAGTGGTCGGTGCGTTAGTAATATTGACTGTGTAGGTTGCTGTTGGGTTTCCTGTGTAAAGGTAGAACGAGGCTGTGGTTGCGCTAAGTGCTGCTGAAACTGATCCACTCAAAGCAGTTGCAGAAGTGCTGACTGACTCAAATGGTGCAGTAAGAACACCGTTGGTTGCCAGAAGATTTGCTCCTGAACCTGTAGAAGTAGTGACACCAGTTCCACCGTTAGCGACTGCAAGTGTTCCTGCAAGTGTTACTGCGCCAGTAGTTGCTGATGATGGCGTGAAACCAGTAGTTCCAGCAGAGAATGAAGATACGTTTGAGGCAGGTGCAGACCAAGTTGCAGTTGTGCCGTTAGAGGTAAGTACCGTAGCGTTTGCACCAATAGCAAGTGGGGTGTAGGCAGAGGTTGATGAACCGACTGGGATAGACCCGACAGCCGGAGCCGTAGCAGTTCCAGTTCCACCATTGGTAACAGAGAGAGTTCCTACAGCGTTAGCAAGGTTGTTACTTGCGGTCATGTACCACTGGCCAGCAGCGTAGTTAATGAACGAGTACGCACCGTTGACCGGCACAACAAGTGAGGTCACGCTTGACGTAGAGCCAAGTGGGAGCATTGAGCTTGCGCCAAACCCTGCGGTAACTGGAACTGATGAACGGTTAATGATTGTCCACGTTGCGCCGTCAATAGGCAAGGCAATAACGCTGATTGTTTGTGAAGCGGTAGAGCCAGTAAAAATAGTTACTTCGTTTGCGGTTGCGGTTGCGGTTGCTGAACGGCTGACCATGTGGGCTTCAATAAGAGGCCACCAAGTGCCAGGCGTACCGGCAACAAGACAAACCCAAATAGTTGAGGTCTGGTCAATGATAAAATCACCAACGGCAAACGTTCCTGATACAGGTGCGCCGTTAGTTGTTGCTCCAACGTACCTAGAAGCAGCCGTAGCGCCGGTAAGACCAGAGGCAATAAGGGCAGGAGCGGTAACGTTACCTGTGAACGTAGCGCCCGAAAGAGGTGCTAGTTGGTTAAGAAGGTTTGCGTCAACTGTCTGTGCAATTTGATAGCCAACGGCAATACTTTGAGCTGTGGTTCCGTACTGCGCTCTGGTAATCGTGAAGGTGTCAGTGGAGACATTCGTTACCCTGACGATTTCAGCGTTGGTGTTTGTTGGTTGCGCTCCGCTAGGCCAGATAGTTGCGTCAAACGGCGTGGCAGGGAAGTATGATCCCTGACCAGCCGTGACAACCAAACTTGTACCAGACGTGGCAGGAGACGGTGCTGTTGCTACGAGTGAATAAGCGAAGTTCTTTAATGCATCCATCAGATTGCCTTTGGGTTAGGCTTCTGTGGTCTGAGTTTCCTCTTCCACAGGAGCAGGGGGAGTTACAGTTCCGACAGCGTTTGCTGTGAACTCTTGTTCTCCGCCCATTAGCTCAGTGATGTAGTTACTGCACCGATAGCGAATGTAACTGTTGAACCGGCTGAGATAGCGCCTGAAAGTCCAGTAGTTGTTCCACCACCGAGGTAGGTTCCACCAGTTGATGCAGTGAAAAGACCGAAGTATGGCGCTCCACCAGAAAGAACTGGCATACCAGTAAAGGTCTGTGCGTTAGTTGATGCCTGTGATCCTGATGAAGCAGAACCGAAAGCGATTCCCTGACGTGCGTATGAACCACCGGTTACTTCACCAGACGCACCAGTTGTTGATGGGTCAGTTGTGTAAAGTGCAAGGTAGTAAGTCGTTGATGGTACGAACATGGCGTTAAGGCCAGTGTTTTCTTGGGCAATAGGTAAGCGAGCCACTTTGTCTCCTAAGTGTTATGTGCTATATATTTTAGCAGGTTTGTTGTTTGTTAATTTGGTACTGCGAAAGGTACTGCGGTAAAAATTAGTCGCCAATGGCGTCGTGGAATCCGAGGTGTCGATCAAGGTCTGATGTAACAGCATCAAGCTTCTTTTCAATGCGGTCAATAGCATCACGAAGGCTAGAGCCACCGTTTGGTTTAGTTTCTTTGCGAATGTCGTCTAGTCGTTCTGAGACTGACTTGGCAAGAATGTTGTGCGCCAAACGAATAATACTCCATACTCCACCGATTACAAAGAAGGCAGAGGAAATAAGCGTTAGCCAGAAGTTCCAGGAGTTAGCGTTCATTTTATTTAGCCGGTGGTGTGTGGATTCCCCTGGCGGTCATGGCATTGGTGTTGAAGCGTAAGTAGGTCTGTGGCTTGCGTCCGTCTTGGTTGACGTGAACGTAGCTTGGGTCTGATTCCTGACCGTGGCTTATTGTAAGAGGGTTGTTGCCACCGTGATAGCCAACAATTAGTGCTGTGTGTTCGCCAGTGCCGCTACCGTAAACGATAACGTCGCCAGGTAGTACGTCCTTTAGAGCAATCTTCTTACCGTGTGAGAGCAACGTGCCGGTATAGCCGGTGTGGTTGTATGACATCCCGTTTGGATCAGGTGCGCCAGCCCAGTTGTAGCAAAGGGTGATAAAACTTGAGCAGTCAGCATAGACCGGCAATAAGCCAGGCTTGCCAATGTTGCCCATACGAAGTGGCCCTTGCGTGTAATGAAACTTTTCGTGGTGAGCAGCTGCCCACTTAGCCCAAGCAACAATGTTGTCTCTTACGTCGGTCATTACTCTCCTAGAGTTGCAGCGTATTCTTGCAAGCACTTGGCATTGCAGACTACTACTGGCATTGTTATAAATGGTGTCTCAGAGTTGGATTGAGGCTGAAGAACTACGAAGGTCATTTCCCCTGTAACTTCTGTCTTGCATCCGTCGCAAGTTAAAATGCTTGTTGTATTGATTCCCATAATTTCTCCTTATTGTGAAACTAATGAAAGTGATACAAAAGTTCTAAGACTACCAGCAACAACGCTTGTAGCAGCCGAACCTGATTGAACTTGTGCATACAGCTGAACGTAATCATTAGCGTTCAAAGCAATAACCCCACCACAGTGAGGAGCAGCTCCACCAGTACCATAAGAGTTTGCTCTCATAACTTCTGAACCGTTTACATAAATTAAAGAAATTACATACCCACCAGTAGCCGTACCTGCTGCTATGTAAACTTGTCCGTCAACTTGATAGTAACCAGTAGTGGGAACTCGAAGCGAATAAGGGTACGAACCACCAGAACCATTAAATGTTACTGAACCATTTACAAAGTTTGATGCCATGTTTTGCACTAAAGCAATCGTGTTGGTTACATTAGTGCTTGAGTTTTGAAACATTGAACCGGTTGGATTGCCCAACAAAGAAGGCGTACTGCTTACTGGCCCTGCTGTCCATCCTGTAGTTGAACTCCAAACAAGAACGTCACCCACAGCAGGAGTAGCACCAGTAGATTCAGCGCCACCGTATTCCCATTTTCCTGATGTGCTGTTGTAGTAAAGAATGTTTCCTTGTTGAGCGCCAGTATTAGGAACTAAATAACCGTTAATACCTGCGACAGTTGCAACACCAGCATTGGTAATTGTTACGTCTTGCGAAACGCTTACAGGTGTCCATTTAGAAGTTGAGCTATTCCATACAAGTATTTGTGCGTTGGAAGGCGCAGTTGTTGAAATGTCTTTGCTTTGTAATTGTGTAGCGTTAGTTCCGCTTCCACTAGAGGTTCCCCAGCGTGAGTCGTTTGATCCGTTGCCAACTGATTGCAGAACCAAGTTGGCGGTATTGGTGTTAGGAATGTTCCCCATGACTAACTCCTAATTGGGTAAGGGTCAAGAATAAACGAGGTGTGCCAGAATCCAGGCTGAGCTTGGAAGTCGTGACTAATGGATTCTACAACCATGTTGGTACTGATTTGACCCCTCTGCGAAGGATACGTTCCCGAAGTAGAAGCGTTAGGTGAGGTGCGCTTGAAGGTCACCACGTCACCAAATTGCGTGTTCAGCAAGGCTGTCATGTTGCCACCGTTGTTTGTTTCGCTTCGCAGCTCAACGTTGCCAATACGAGGCAGTGGAGTCTTAAACAAGTTTCCTAAGAAGTTAGCCGTAGAGAGCGCAAGGTTTAACAATGTGTGTAGCGTTCCCGACTTAGTGAGAGTTGAGTAACCCCAGCGAGATTGGTTGCCTGTGTTCTCGTAAATCTGTTGTGTGCCTGACTGTGGCGATACCTTAACGGTTGTCCATACGTCAACGTCGTCTCTAAGGACTTGAAGCGTAGGGCCGTAGTAGGCGTAGGAAGATGTTGCGTCGTCTGTCCAAACGTGGTCGCCTGATGGCGTTGTGTAACTCGGAGTCCATGTGCCTGACGTGCCGTTCCAAGACCAAGTGCCATAGTAATTCTGGTTGTGATAAGAGAATGTTCCGTTTGGCTTCTGATAAAACGAGCCAATGTCGGTGTCGCAAATCTGCAAGATGAGGTCGAGGGCGGTAGATCCTGTGACTGGTGAATCCCAGTAGTAAGGCTCAACAGGTATGAAGCCGTTACCAGCTGCACCGTTGACCCACGCAGAGCCATTGTTAATGAAGTAGGTGTTGGAGTTAAGAACTACCTGACCACCGGATACAGTACCGAATCCAGCAATGCAAAGAATCTGCGCAATCCTGTCGCCTGACAGAACGCCGTTAGCGGTTACTGGAAAACCTTGCATGAGTAGAGTTCCAGCAACGTAGCGATTAGTTACTTCGCTAAATAGCGTTGATGACTGAGAACTGATTACCAGTTCGTCAATGTTGCAAGGAGATGTTGGTGTTGCTCCTGCTGAACCTGTAAGCCAAGCGTTTGAGCCGCCAATGACTAGAGGTTCTACGATAGAGCCAAGAACAGTGTTCCAACCGTTGTATGCGCCACCGCTAAGAGGGCTGCTGTATGCGCCGTCTGCGTAGAGGCATAGTTGGTTTGATGAATTATTTACAAGACCAATGTGATGCCAGTAGCCATCGTTAATCGGAGCTGCGGACATCGTGGCGAGAACTGAAGCACCTGAAAGAACTTGCAGGTAGCCCGAAGCAGAAACTTTAACGTCGAGCTGACCACCATTAAGAACACTAAACAGAAGTGTGTCACCAATGCCCTGACCAAGAACCCAAAAGTCAATAGCACCAGCGTTGTTGAAGTTGGTGTGACCAGGAAGAACGGCAACGCCTGAAGCTACACCTTGTCCGTTACCTAAGTCGAGGCATCCATCGTTACTGTAAACCATTGCACCGTTCGGTGGGAACGTAACAACTCCATAACCAGCGTACCCAGTGTTTGCTGATGTAATGCCGTTAGAAAGGGTGGCAAGGTACGCTGATCCAGTTCCCGATGAAGCGCCAGACGTTCCACCAATTCCGGTAAGAACAAACTGAGAACTTGATGCCGAAGATACTGTGCCTGGGCCAGTAGATGTGTTGCAAGTTCCAGTTCCACCAAAGTTATTGACGAATACTTGTTGCCCTACTGAGAAGTTGTTGATGCCCTGATAAGTAACTGTTCCACTTGCGTTGACTGCGCTGGTGCAGACTACAGACGTAGGAGCCGTAAAGCGATACCAGTCGGTTGCGCTTGCGCTTGTGGCGTACTGATTCCAAAAGTTAGACGAGGCCATGTAGCGAAGCGACAAGAACTTAATCAAGTCGGTTGCCCTGATAGACAGGTCGCTGTTTAGTTGGTCAGTAATCTTTTCTTCTACGTCGTCAATGATTCCAAAAAAGATTGGGTAGGGTGTGCCACTCCACGTCGCAGTAACCCTGATAGGGATGCGAGGTTGAATCACATAACCAGTACCGTTGACTGATCCGTTAAGAAAGAAGCCGTTACGGTTGCTGACATTTATGTTCAGCGTTCCAGCTTCTACGCGGTCAAGAAAGTGCTGACGACCTGCTTTGGTATTTAGGTTTAGAACGTAAGGCGTTACGTCAGTCCAAGTCTGAGTAAGGCTCTGAATGTCCGTAGGGTTGAACGCAATTTCTACCAACAGAGTAGGAAGCGAAGCAAGCGTCATTGTGAACGCTTCCTGGTCGAAGGAGCTGGGAGATTAGTTGAAGCCCATTTAGCAAATAGGTTGCCCATCCAACGCACGTCTTTAGTCATCTGGTTGCGAACTTCTTTAGAGATTGCGGCAATAAACGCAGGGTCTTTGGCTAAATCTTCGGCAATGATACCGAGGTCTAGTGTTATGTTCCAGTCTTGATTCTCGGTTGAATTGAAGTCTGCCATTATCTACCACTCTTTGCCGAACGACTGTGAAGAGTTAAGTTTACTGTGGTTTTGCCAGAGGGCTTTTGGAGATAGGATTCCACTCTACTGTAAGAAGATGTGTTTTTAGGGCCACGTGATCCAAAGTATTCTAATGCTGCAACGGCGGCTGCACCTATCGCAACGGCAGGAACAAGCTTAGAAGCATTTTTAGCAAAACTAGCGCCAGAGGCAAGCGCACTCACACCTGCTGCTTTACCACCTAGAGCGATGGTGTTGGCTTCAAGAGCTGCGGTGTTGGCATTTGTAGCAGTAACTTGTGCGCCTTTGCCAAATAGCCCCATGACCGACTGAATACCCTTTTGTATTTTAGTTGCAACAGCAAGTCCAAATGCGGCTCCAGCACCAACGCCCAAAACATCCCTTAGTGCCTTGTTCTTGTTAAGTTCTGAAGCGAAACTACTTGCCCAACTAGCAATCTTTGCAACAGTAGGGAGAAGTAATTTACCTGCGTTAATCATTAAGTTATTAAAGTTAGACTTTACAACATTTAGTTGAGGGCCAATTTGCTTTAGTGCTTCAGAGAATCCTGTACCAAGAGTTCCAGCACCAGCACCAGATAGGTTCTTAGATTCTTTAAGGTACGCATTATAGTCTTTTAGAATTGCAAGAGCCGCGCCAGAACCAGCAGTGCCGAATACAGCCGAGGCAAGTATTCCTTCTTTGGAAGCGTTGCCACCTGCTGCGGATTTGATTTGAGTAAACAAACCAACAATGTCGCCAGAGCGCATAGATGAAGCAAGTTTTTCTTGATCTAGTCCAAGACTTGTTAGAGACTTTGCGTACGCGGTAAAGTTACCCTTAGCGTCTTTAATAGGAGCAGTAATAAGTCCAAGAGACTTAGTGAACGCAACAATAGACTTTGTAGGAAGTCCAATCTTTGAAAACTCTGCACCAAGTGGGATAATGGCCTTGAGTCCAAGTCCGTACTTGGCAAGTGATACACCAATCTTGCCAGAGAGCATTGCTTCTTCGGCTTGGAGTCCACCTACAAAAGCGTATGATCCTTTGACCAGAACTCCTGTAAGGTCGGCTATTTCCATGCCCTTAGTAATCTGCAAAGTCTGAGCTGCGACTATTGCTTTTGTAACATCAACAACCGAAGAGTTGGTTATGACTGATGCTTTAGCAGAGGCAGTTAATAGGTCGGTTGCAGCAGCCGCGCTGAGGCCTGCTTGTTTTGTAATAAGTGAAGCCTCAAGAAGTTTCTCATTAGTAACGCCTGTTACGTTGGAGATTTTTTGAATTGACTTACCAAGTTCTTCTGTCTGTTTGACAGTAAGACCAGCCTGATTTTGAACTTTGTCTAGCGCTTCTTGAAACTTGTACGCTTCGTGAACTGCGTAAACACCAAGTGCAGCGCCAACACCAATAACAGCAGAGGCAGCCTTAGACCCAAAGGCCTTCATCTTCTCGCTAGTTGACATTGTTTCTTTACCAAACGCAGCCATTCTGGCTTGCGCTTCGGTCATCTTGGCTTGGTATTCTTTGGTATCAGCTATGAGTGTTGCTATAACAGGAGGTAGTGCCATTATTCTTGGGCTAAGCGCCACTCCTCCTGAGCGATTCGGTTGATTTCTTCGTTGCTATCTTTTACTGCTGTACGCATATACGGAAACTCGCGAGCGTGTCCAGTTCCGTATTCAACAAAAGGTGCGTATTGAACTGTTGGGCCTGTCTGAGACATCCAGCGACCAATGCTTACTTGTTTAATACCTTGAAGTTTTGTTGAGTTACGTAAGTTTCCTGAACGCTGTGTTGGCTTTGGTGGTTTTGCAGGGTACTTGGGAGCGCCCTGATAATAAACCCGACCAGACTTAGATGTTCGTTGTGACCCTGATGGTCGAGGATTAAATCCCTCTTTAGCCTTGCGCTCAATTACAAATCCACCTTTTTGCACAATGTTGCGAGCTGCGGTGTCCATTCGTAGAATGTTTTTTCTTATTCCATCATCAAACTCGTTAATGCCTGAAATAATAATTTCAGCCACGCTGAACCTCGTTCATAGTGTTGTCAATGGCGGTAAGCCAGTCTGTAATTTGTCGTGGTTGATTCATAAAGTCTTCATGTGATCCACCAAATGTCTTGCGAAACTGGTACTCACGAAAAAGATTTACAACCTCTATGTCAACATCAGAGTCTCTACCCCTGAGTGATGCCTCCAGCCGCGCTAGTCGGCGGTAGGGGCTTTTGGGTCAATGTCTGGCGAGAAGTCCGTTGAGCTGTTGAACTCAGTAGCGCAAGCCTCAGCCAATGCCTCAAAGACAGGCTTAGGAAGGTCGAGCGCAGAGTCGTTAGTTGGCAAATCGCCGTATGACCATGACTTAACTAAACCAACAATAAGTGCAGCCTGGTAGCCATCGAGAGCATCTCTGTCCTCGTCTGAAATGTCAGCAAAGACAGTCCATGTTTCAGGCTTAGCCTCATCAAATCCGAGGTTAGTTAGTTTCGCTGCCGAACCAGCCGCCTTCATGTACGCACGAGAGATACTGCGAGCTGTACGCTCAGAGATTTCGTCTCGTGAATACAAGATGGCTGACTGTCCGTTTGGAAGGTTTATTGCTGGCATTTCATCCCCTTTGGGTTATTTAGTAAGCGGCTGCCGTTGCGTTTACAATCGTAGCCGAGATAGGTGAGTAACCAGTCGTAGCGTCGGTTGCGTTTGCGTTTGCGGTGAATGACAATTCTACTTCGGTGTATTCCTTGCCGCGTGTGCGCTTTACATCGTGGAACTGAACTGATGTCATTGTGAAGGCAATGCTGTGGTTCGTTGCAGAAGTAGAGTCGTTAGGGTCAGTCATAGTAATTGTGACTACCTGTGGTGAGCGTGTAAGTGCCTCGGCTGATGATCCAGTTGACCAAGCGTCTGCGTTTGTGTTTACAACGGCTGTGAACTTACCTGAGACTTCAATAGGGCCAGCAAAGTTAACAAGCGGAGCCTGCGTACCCATTGTGAAGATAGGTGCAGTCTTGCGAGCAAGGGTCAATTCACCAGTCTGAATGTAGGTAAGAGCTGCGCCTGAGTTAATTCCGCTAACTGTAATAACAGTATCCCAAGCAGGGATGAGGTGTTCGGTTGACAATGAAAGGCTTGTGAACGGAGCAGGTGCGCTTGTGTATGAAGTGTATGGGTTCGCCATGAACTTGACTGTTGCGTCTGCTGCTGCTTCTGCACCGAAGGTAATTGCAAGGCTGTCAGCCTGTGCGCCTGTCATGGTGAAGTAGTTAGCTCCGTCGAAGTCAAGGATTGAGTATGACTGTGGCTGTGAACCGATAGCGGCGTTGTTCAAGAGCTTGATGTTGTGTGTGTAAACAGAAGAACCTGTAACGGTGTCTGTTCCACCAAGAATTGACTTAGCAAGTGTGCCGAAGGTGTCAGCGAAGAGGTAGAACTTAGCGTCGTACTCGTCGTGACGTACACCCTGAACTTGGTCATAAACGACAGTTGGTGAGCCTCGGAACGCTTCGTCACGCAGGAATGTCTGCATTGGCGTTACCTGTGGAGACGTTACCGGAATGTAAACCGGTGTTCCTCCTGTAGGTAGGGTTCCTCGTGTCGCTTCAACGACAAGACCCATATAGCTATTGGCGGATAAAAAGGCCATCTGAGGCGCTCCTTAGTTAGTGGTTGGGGTTGATTCTGATTCTGTGCTGTCGGCCTCTACAGGGGCTTCTGGCGGTGTTACAGGGGCTTTTGGCTTGGCTTGGGTTGATTCCCAACGACCATCACCAGGGTCAGCGTCTAGTGCATAGATTTGACCTGGTAGAGCTTCGAGTGTAGATCCGTTGTATTCAATGTCAGGGTACACCCTGGCAGTTGCGTCTGTGTATGTGTAGTTAGCCATAATGCTCCTAATTGTCAAGAATCGATAATTTCAACAACGTGGACTCGGACAACCGAAGTCACTTGCGTTGCTGATGCTTTGCCGTTGATTTGGCGTGGGTAATAAGAAGTGATGTCAATGTCTGGCCCACCAGCTGCGCCGTTAGCGCCTTCTCCCCATTGGAAGATTGTGCCAGGTGCGCCAGCGTTACGGTCTGCGCGGATTGCGGTAACGAGTGAGTCCAAGAACGTTTCGTTGTCAAACCCTGCGTCTTCTGACTTCTGATGCGTAGAGCGTAGGTAGCAGTCAAGAATGAACGAGTAGTCAATAACCTTGCGACCATGATGAGGGCCACCTAGTGCAATGCGGTTCTCGTGCTGGTTCTCAATGTAAAGAAAGATGATTGCGCCAGAACTGTGTCCTGGGTCTTCTCCCTCAAAGAACTCACCCTCTGGTGTTAGTTTTGCTGGGAACTGCTTGACGCTTGACAAGTTGGTAACACCAGCGTTTGTCAAGTACGAAGCAATAGCGGCTCGTACTGTGGCGCGTGACATTATGCACGACTCCAAATTGACTTAAAGCCATCTAGGAGTTTGTAACCCTGCATCTCGTCTGTTGCCGAACTTTCGGTGCGAGATGAGACTGCTGTTGGCTCGCCTATTTCGTTTAGTACAAGACCACCCTGACCGCGCTCCTTGATTAGAGCAACAACAAAGTGAATAACTGCTTGTTTTACAGAGGCAGGTAGAGCTGAGATGTTGACACCTGATCCGTGTGCGTACTTCAATGGGTTCGTAAATGTCAAAGTGGTGTTGCCTGGTGTCCAAGTAGTTGCTACCTGAACGTACTCGTCTTTTTGACCATCCCAGATAGTTAGGTTTTGCCCTGGGAAGATTCCAGTCACGTTGTTTACGCTGACAGATGTAGCGCCAGCGTTTGACGTTGTGTTTGTAAAAGAGTTAGCCCAGCCGTTGATGTAAGTCCATTGGCAGAAGATTTCTGTACCAGACTGCATATTGCCGCCAACGATACCGAGGTTGCCAAAGTAAAGACCCATAGTGGACTGGCTAGTAATGATGAACTGGGTGCGCTCAATGGCGCAGTTAGATGTAGAGAGCTGGATGTTCTGTAGTCCGTCACCAGGCCCCCATCCAGCCGAGAACGACTGCACAGCAAGGATAGGTGTGAAGTAGGGGTTGATAACAATCTGCCCTGCGCGGTTCATGTAGTAGCGACCATTCTCTGTGTTAGAGGTGGCGCATAGTGATCCGTAGACTCCCATTGTGTAGGCATCAGCCTTAGACGAAGCACGAACAATTAGCTCTGATAGTGCGCGGTCTTGAACTGCCTGTGAAGCGTTTTCAATAAGGTTAGTAAAGTCAATGGCAGAAGCCGTAGGACTGAACTTAACCTCGTTGAGCGAGACGTATGGTTCGACCATTCCACCGGAGTAAACAAATGGGGCTACGATTGACATTTATTCCTCTTCTGGGGTGAGTTCGGTGCAACCACACTTACCGCACTTGTCGCGGTACAGGCTGACAAAGTTACAAGCGTCGCACCTGTAACCA